TGCTGTTTTGTTTTCCACAAGTTACTGCTGGTGGGACCCTGAACCGAGGTTCACTAGTGAGAGCCGTTTGTTTGGGTTTCTCAAAAGTCGATGGATAATTCGTCGTAGAGCGGGGAATCGATGACCGTGTAGACCGTTGGGATGATGAATGCTTCGAACAGATCGTTGAAATCGCAAAGCCCGATGCCATAAGTGTCGACCAACCAATCCCGGAAGTCGTCATCACTGACGAGAGCGGTTTCGGTTTTGATCGCTTTGATCACTTTTTCAGCTGTGTCGAGCCCGGCAATTCTGGTGAACCATGATTGTTCTTGCAGGGGCGTGTCATCATTCCATTTTAGTCTAGCCTTGTGTGTTGAGAAACGCGTCATGAAGTAAGAACAAGCAGTAGGAACGTGCCTGAACTCATACGCGTAACTTAAGGCTTTGCCGGCCATGTACTCGTCGTCGGAAATACCTTGGTTCTTGGAGGCCCGGACGTTAAACCTGGCTAAAGCTTTACCAATTTTGGGAATCATGCAGGGAGTTTGACATTTGGTGAAAAGACGTCTAGAGAGGAAGGTGGCTTGGCCTTCGAGCTCTACAATAAACGGTTTTCCAACCATCCGGAAATCAGTGATTGTCTGTACCCAGCGAGCGAGGTGCATGCTGCTGGGGATTACGGCGAGTAAGTCGTCACCGAGGATCAGGCATCTACTGGAGTAGACGCCCTGGAACCTCAAGGAGACGATGAAAATCACCATGTTGAATACTGAATTCCGGAATGTCGTTGCGGTGGTTCCGGTTGGGAGTTGGTGCTTCAACCAGGCTTTCAAACCTGATTGCGGGATGTATATCTCGTACTCTTCGGAGGACTCAAGCATAATGTTGCGAATCCAATCTGGCATTACCAGGATGTCTAGCATGAGGTCGATGAGAGGGGCCACGTCTTCGCATTGTTCCCGGTCGTTTCTGGAAAAGTCACATTCGACTGCATGGGTCAGCAGTTCGTCACGTAACAAATGTGCGACTAGGGTGGTGTCGTTTGCCTTGTATCCGAATTTTACATGGTTACCCAGGACGGTCGTCCCGTTACCATCAGCATCGGTTAAGGCCACGAGGCGTTCCATGGCGATCATCATGGCTGGACCGGTGATTGCGTTATGCGCATCAGATCCGACATAGACGGCGCGTGGCCCCCACTCCATGTCGTCCCTTTTGAGCAAGGGTTCCAGTTTGACCATGATGGTCTTGTTTTTGATTTCTCTCATCGTTGCTTCGGGGATGTTCTCCCATGCTAGTTCCATGCGCTGTCTCTTGGGTGGATCGAATTTTGCTAACCAGCGGGCTCGGTCTTGATCGTTCTCGTCCCATGCTTCAAAGAGCATGCTTGCATGGGGACGAAGGCTGTTCAAGACCTTGCGGGCTTCCGTACGGTTAGAGGGCTTAAAGCCTTCGCCTTTCTTGTAGACGAAATTGCAGCGTTTGTTGAACGCCGCTAAAGCTGAAGCCGGGTCATTGCTCGTTACAACAGGTATCTGGCCGTGGAGTACGGGCCCGAGTATGTTGATTGGATCTTCGATATTGTGGAGTTGTGGGTCCACTTCATCGATGCGATGCTTGACCTTGATTTCGAAATCACGGATGGGGATGACTGTAGCGCGGGCGCCGATGTCTAGATCTGAGTACTGAGTACCATCTGACAGGTTAACGTGCGGCCGGGACCCACCAGCTCCATTACGGAGGGCTCGGTTTCGGTTTTCGACCGAGTGGAGCTGGCGGGCGGAACTGGACATTTGAAAAGTTTGGTTTGTTTGTGTTTGTTCTGGTTGGTTGGGTTGGGTTGGTTGTTGTGAAG